GAGCGCCTTTGCGGTCAACACCGGCACGAACACGGTCACGATCAAAAGCACGACGCTGGCAGTCGGGGCAAAATTCAGCACTCTCAAGACCACTGGCACGATTTCTTTTGCCAACGGCGCGGACGCGACCTGTACGCTTCAAGGCATCGTCGTGCGCGGCACCACGGGCGTCTATTCTCCCAAACTCGAAACCGCCACGATGCGTTTCACGGCGGCTGGAACCTATGACCTTCGCGGCGCGACGATCAGCGGCACCCTGACGCTCACAAACACCAGCGGGGGTGCGGTAACGGTTCAGTTGCAACCGGGGGTGACCTTCGTAAACTCTGGCCCGAATATCACGGTCGATAACGCGGTCAGCGCGAATTTCACGATTTCTGGCTTGGTGGCTGGATCGCGCCTGCTCATTCGCCGCACAGACACGCAGGTGGTGCTGCTTAACGAATTGGTGGCAGGCACCAGCCGCACCTACACCTATACCTACACCGCGGATATTCCGGTCGAGATTGTCGCAAGAAATGCGTCAGGCTCTCCGGCGTATCAACAATGGCGGACGACCGCGACCCTCGTTGCCGCAGGCGGCGCAGTGATAGCCAATCAACAACTGGACGAGTAAGCCATGCCCATTGCGACCGACTTTACCATTTCCGCGACCGGCGACATTCGCAGGCAGGCCGGCGCCAGTACGGAGGTCTATTCGGTCCTGGCTCTGCATGCTTGGTTGCAAGACCTAGCCGATGATGCTGCGGCAACGGGCAATGACCTACTGGATATTATCGCGCCAAACCCGTCTAGGTTGGACGGCCCGCGCGATGTGGCGGTCGCGTCCCGTCTCAACCTGCTCACCGAGGGGGCGGTTGCCTTCAACCTCGACGACACGGCGGCGCAGTTTGTCAACTTCGGTTCGATCAAGCAAACCGGGGCGGCGGTCCAATACTCGGGCCTCAAGACCATCGGTGGCATTGTCGCGGCCAGCCCGATTTATGTCGTCCAAAGCGGCAGCAAGATCACGAGCTTTTGGCCGAACGGTCATGTTCAAATTCTGGTCAAGGTCCGGGTCGGCGGCACTCTCATCGACAGCGGCAACGTCACGGCTTTCAGCCGCAAGTGGGGGCAGACCTACTCGCACTTCGATGTGAACCTTGCGGCGGGCGGCGAAAGCAACGCCGCTCTTTCGACTGCGCTGGACGGCAATATCCTGTTGACCGAAGTGCAGGCGGCGGCGCTGTCCGCCAAGGTTTCGGTGGCCTTTGGCGACACCAACCAAGACCTTGCAAATGGCAACGGCAGCAAGCTCTACAAAGGCACCATCACGCTGTCGGGCGGCTGCACGTTGTCGGAAGCCTACCAGTATCTTCAATATCTGACACGGGAAAGCAGCGCCGCCACCCTGAACAGCATCCCCGGTTGGCGCTACCGCGTGCTGAATGCGGCCTATACCGAAATTCCTGCGGCCCCGTTCGGCACCTTCGCGGGGGGCACCTTCTTCCTTGCGCAAGGCTGGTGGCTCACAGGCGTGCTTCCGGCTGAAGCCACGCGCTACCAGCTTATCGCGCATGACGGCACGACGCAGGTTCCGCCGACGCTCGTCGGCATCACCGTAGGCAACCTCGTGGCTGGCGATCGGGTGCTTGTGGCGCGGGATAACGGATCGGGCGGACTGCTCAAAGACGAATACACGCCTGTCGCAGCATCCTCGGGGGCCACAGCCCTGACGGTCGTGGAAAGCATCAAGACCGACACGCCTTCGTCGGGTGTCATTCGGATCAAAGGGCTGCGCTACACGTATTCGGCTTTCAACGCTGGCACCAAGACCTTCTCGGGTCTGTCCCCGGCGCTGGCGAGCAACATTGTCACTGCCGACGACGTTTTCGTGCCGTTCATTGACCGGCAGGCGGCGGCGACGACGGAAAGTGTCAGCTTCATCTTCTCAGCCAACTTCAACACGCGGGTCGATGTGCGAAACGGCAGTGGCGTGTCCCCCATCGTGCCATTTTCGACCACGCTGTCGATCACCAATGCAGGCGGCTCGGTTAATGCCAGCCGGAACAGTGATGTGTAATGGCCTATTACACCGCGCCGTTTACGTTTGATTTTGTCACATCGCGCATCGACGTGGATGTGGGTGTCCAAGATGTGGACTGTGCCACGCTTTACACCGCAATCAAGGCAGCACAGGCCAGCGTAGAGGGGATTATCTATGACCGGATCGGGCGCGGATCAGGACTTAACATTCTCGGTCCCGGCGTCCAAGTCGGTCTCACCGTCGAGGTATTGGGGGACTGGCAGCTTCGGTTCCCGGCAGGAAACTACGTCGCCCGAATTGCCGGTGGAAACTTCATCGGTGGACCAGGCGGCGATCCCATCGCCTACACAGCCGGAGTCCAAACCCTCTTGATTCAGTCGGCTGCTTCAACGGTCGTGACGGAAGGCGGCGGCGGGCTGACGCAGGCAGACGTTACCGAAGCGGTGCTTGAGGCGTTTGTCGAACCTGGTCTTACCTTGGAGCAAGCTCTTGTCGACGCGCGCAAGGCAGCGAAGTTGGCAGCGGCTCTTTCGGCATGATCTGGACGATTGACAACCTACTGCGCCTAATTTAAGCCTATCCCGTCCCCCGCCATAGAGCGCTTTTCCACATAGCCCGTCGGGACCATCGGGGCCATCTGGAAGAACAAAGCGCATGGTCGTGTCCGCAGAAAAAGTAGCCGAAGCAATCGACAACTCCCCACTTAATCGGGGACTGTCCGGTGCTGTTTGGCTGGCTTCTGCGGGCAATATCCCTGTCACCTTCGACAACGGCGACATTGCGCTGTTTGATCACGAAGGCGGCAAGGATTATCAGGTGCATTTCCTGTTCAACTCGCGCGGCCGAGAAGCCATCAAGCACGCTCGTGAATCCTTCCGGATCATGTTCACCCAGCACGACGCCGAACTGATCTTTGGCCTCGTGCCCGATTTCCGGCGCGACGTGAAGCTGCTCGCGCGTTGGGCAGGCGGCAAGTTTGCAGGTAAGCGCGCAACGTCGGAAGGCGTCTGCGAACTCTACGTTCTTTCGAACCTCATGTTCTTTAAGGGTAAGCCACAATGAGTTTCCTCAAGCCAAAGCAAGCGGTATCCGATAACGCGAACATGGGTATGATCAATTCGACCTATGGCGGTCAGATGCAGCAAGGCGTCGGCGCGACCAATTTTCTCTCGCAGCTTCTCGGCGTAAGCCCAAGCGGCGTTGCTGGCGGCGCGAACACTGTCGGCAACATCGCGAACGAGATCGCTGGCGCAGGCGGCGCACAAGCAGGCTACAACAATTATCTCCAGAACGCCGGCTATGCGCCTGCGATGCGCCAAATGTCGCAAGCAACCACTGGACAGGGCGCGGCCTCGGGATTGCTCAATAGCGGTTCGACGACGCGCGCGCTTCAGTCGCGCGGCACGGAACTCAACCAGTCGTTCTTCAACAACTACCTCCAGCAGCTTGCCGGCGTCTCCGGCCTAGGCTTGCAGGCGGGCGGTCTGGTGTCGAATGCAGGCCAGCGCAGTAAAGGCGGCGGGCCGTCGACCGCAGGCAGTATCGCGAGCGCAGTCGGTGGCATCGCATCGATCTTCTCGGATCGCCGCTTGAAGCGCGATATCGAGCGCGTCGACGAATTCTCGGATGGCCTTGGTGTTTACGAATACCGCTACGTCATGTCGGCAAAGCGCGTGCTCGGCGTGATGGCTGACGAAGTCGCCAAGCTGCGGCCGTGGGCTCTCGGGCCTAAGCGTGCTGGCTTTGCGACGGTCAATTACGGAGCGCTCTAATGGCGATCAATTTCCTGCAATCCCTGCTTGGGCAGCAACAGGCGCCGCCGATCCCAGCGTATTCGATGCCGCAGCAGGCGCAGCCGCGCCCGTTGCCTTCGAGCAATATCGCGGCCAAAATGAGCGGCCCGCAGGGAGGCAACGTCCTGCAAATGGCACAGGAGCCCACGCCGAATGCACCTGCCCAAGCACCAGCCGGTGAAGCGCCTCGCAAGCGCCGCTCGCTGCTCGATACCATCGGCGGCATTTCGGACGTTATCGCGCGCGTCGGCGGTGCGGAAGCCATGTATCAGCCGACCTTGGATGCGAGGCAGGACCGCGCGCAGCAAATCGACCTCGACGCGCTGCGTAAACAAATCCTTGAGCAGCAGGCCACCGTAGGCGGGCAGTCGATCGAGGCGAACGAAGTCGGAGCCGCAGACAGTATGCGCGCCCGTGCGGCGCAGGCTCTTGGCGCGCTTGCGGGCAATCCCAACGCCGCGGCTATGTGGCCTCAGATCGCGCAGCAGGCGGGCCTTGATGAGCAAAGCACCGCCACGCTCGGCAACATGATCCAAGCCGATCCGAACAATGTCGGCACGCTCGCGCAGGCTCTCGGCTATGCCGCGCCCAAGCAAGGTTCGCAGGCGAAGGAATTGCAGGTTTACAGCTTGCTCCAAGAGCAGGATCCCGAACTTGCGAACACCTATTTGCGCAGCATCGCCAATCCCGACAGCCTCACGCCGTATGATCGTGCGCGGCTCGAAATCAGCATGGCGGAATTCGGGCTGAAGCAGAGTGAAGCGGAATTTAATCGCGGGATTACCGAGCGCGAAACCGAATTGAAGGAAGATAAGGCAGCGGGCGGCGTCGGTGCGGATCTCACGCCGACTCAGCGCGGCAACGTCGTGCAGAAATTGGCGCTGCTTCCCAACGTCCGCGAGCAGTATGAGCGCGTCCGCACGCTCTACGACGAAATGATCGAGGAAGGCACGCTTGCGCGTGGTGGCCTCGGCGGGCTTGTGCCCGGAGCACTTGCAGGCGGAAAAGCCGAAGCCTTCGACAAAGCAGCCGGTGCGCTCCGGAAGTCCATCCTCTCGCTGACGCGCATCCCAGGCGTCGGCTCCATGTCCAATTATGAAACGATTCTCGACGAGCAAGCATTGCCGAGCCGTTGGGGATCGGATGAAGGCCGGCTGGAAGCGCTCAACGGCATCGGGACCGTGCTGGACAGCTACGAGCAAGGCTATAAGGAAATGCTCGGCAATCCCCGCCCCGCATCGCGTCCCGCTGCACCTCGCCGTCCTGCGGCTGGCGCAGCCCCTCGCCGTCCAGCGGCTCCCCGTCGCAGCGTATCACCGGCCGCAGCCGAAGCCCGCCGTCGGGGGTTGATTGACTGATGGCAAAGAAGTCCGACCCCAAGGAACTCGCGCGCACCTATGAGACGTTGCGGCAGTCTGTCGTTGCGCGAGTCAAAGATCCGAAGCAGCGGCAGCAGGCTCTTGCGCGGTTCGATAGCGATCCCCGCGCGCAGAAATTGCGCCGTGCGGCTGGCCTCGCATCTGTCACCACGCGGCAGCGCGACGTGCGTGATGTTGCCCGCGCCAATGTCGCGCAAGAGGGTAAGGCCAAAAGGCCGGCAGGCAAGAATTTTGCGGATGCTATGATTGCTGGCACTTCCGAAGCCATGTTCGGCATTCCCGAACGTCTGGAAGCTGCCGGCCGATATTTTCTGCCGGAAACGTCCAAAGACAAGCGCAAGGGGACGCTACGCCGCGGTCAGTCCTATGACGAGACGCTGGAATTGGTGCGTGCCGAAAATGAAGAACGCAAAAAGCTAAGTCTCGCGGGCAACATCACCGGACAAATCGGCGGATCGATCGCGGGTGGCTTGGGTGCAGCGCGAGCAGTCACGGCAACCGGCGCCCGTCTTGCTGCATCGGCAACGCCTGCGGCCGCTCGGGCGGGCAACGTGCTCCAGAAGGTCGAGCGCGCCGCCACTTTGCAGCGCGGGCAGACTGCTCGCAATGCTGCTCGACTCGTCGGGACGGGTGCGGCGGCTGGCGCGGCTCAGGCAGCGGGCGAAGGCTCCGATATCGGCGAAGGTGCCGCTTTTGGTGCGGGGGGCGGTGCCGCTCTCGGCGTAGCAGGTAAGGTTGCCCCGTGGCTTGGCGGCAAAGCTTCCGAAGTTTTCCGCATGTCTGGCGCCGACGCAATTTTCCGGCGCTACACAAAAACAACGCGCGAAGCTTTGGAAGCCCGCGCAGCCGACTTCCGCAAGCGCACCGGCACCGAGCCGACGATTTACGAATTGCTCGACCTCGAAGATCGCAAGTCATTGCAGGACGTATTCCAGCGCCTCGACAAGCCCCAACAGGAGCGCGGCGCGACGATGGCCCGCGAGCGCGTCGAAGCCATTCCTGGCGAAGTCGCTCAGGTGGTCCGCAACGAGACACGCGGCCAGCGGAAGCGGAATATCGCATCCTTGGCTTCCGCGTTGCCTGAATCGCGCGGCGGGCAGGCAGCGACGACCGCCGAAGCCCGTCTTGCTGTCGGCGCTGCGGAAAACCCGACGAGGCTCGCGCAGCTTCGCCGGCAGGAAGCCCGCAACACTATGGCGCCGTTCGACGATCAGCGCCCCGTCGACAATGTTGGCGAATTGGTGCCGACCGAATTGCGCGCGACCAATCCGGACAAGCCTGGGGAAATTTCGGAAGTCGAGATTGATCCCGAATTGTCGAGCGTCATCCGTGCAGCCGCAGGGCTCGCGAAGATCCGGCCGAACGATCAGGGCATCACGGTTCGCGAGATCACCGACATGATTTCGCGGCTCAAGGAAGCTGCGGCAGGCAAGGGCAGCGTCATCGAGCAGGGCGCAGCACAGCGCGCGGCCGACCATCTGGAAAGTGTGCTCGCCGAGAAAATCCCCGACCTCGCTCCGGCTCTCGCCCGCATGAACGAGAATTGGGCTGCTCGATCGCGCCAGATCGAAGGGATGGCCGAAATCCGTCCGCAGGCAGACGTAAACCCGAATTCGATGCGCAATCTGCGCCGGTCCGAAAACGTGTTCGAAACGCCGGAAGGCGGCGTAGGCCGTGCGATGGGTCAGCGGGGCGCGCTGATCGACGATCTCGGGGCGGCGACAAGTCCCGCTCTCGGCACGGTCCGCACGCTCGCCGAGAGCCCCACGGCAGCGCGCCAGATCGCGCAGAATATCGGCGTGCCGGCAACGCGCAACATCACCGACGCCGCTGCGGCTCAGAGCGAAAGCGCCCGCCGCCTCGCAACTGCGGTGCGCGATCCGAGTTTCGACGCCTCGGAAATCGAAGCTGGCGACCTTGCACTGCTCGCGGCCGCGCTTAACCCTGCCTCAATGGCCTACACCAAGGCCAACGCGATCGCCCGCGTCTATCAGCGCCTCGCCAAGTCGATCCCCGAAAGCCAGTCGCGAACCATCGTCGACATGCTGTTTTCGCGCGATCCAACCATGACCCAGCGCGCGATCAATGCGCTGCGCTCGCAGGGCGACGAAGGCGGCAAGGTGCTGCAAGAGATCGTCGCGATGGCGGGCATGGCATCGGCTGGGGACAGCGAGGCTCCCGAAGCTGAAGTTGAAATGGCAGCGGCGGCGGAAACTCCCCAGGCCGAAGCCGATTACAGCCAAATGTCGGACGAAGAATTGATGGCAGCGCTGGAAGCCGAAGAAGCCGAAACCGCCGAAGCCGACTACAGCCAAATGTCGGACGAAGAATTGATGGCAGCGCTGGAAGCCGAAAAGGAAATGGAGCCTTACGGGCGGCGTGTGATCCAAGACTTGTTCCCCGACGCACAAATCACCGACGACTTGCGGGATCCGAACAGCGACTTGGGCAAGAAAAATCCGAGCAGCTACCATGTGGGCACAGATGGCGCAGTAGATATTCGCCCGATCCCGGGCATGACGTTTGACGAATTCGTGAACGCTGTCAAAGCCGAAGGGTATGATGTGGTCGAAGCCATCGACGAAACCGGAAAAGGTCGCTCGAAGCACGCCACTGGTCCCCACTGGCATATTGTGATCGGATGAAATAATGCCTGAGCGTAACGAAACCGTTAAGGAACATATCGCCGATGCCGTCATTGAACGGTTTGTGTCGCAGCATCCAGAATTAAGGCAAGGAGCGATAGTGACTGAGATTCCTCCGACGATTAGATGGGCAGGCGTCATCATCGCAGGGGTCATGACGGCTGCGGTTTCGGCAGGGCTTTTCTGGTTGGCTTCGACCGTCAACACGATGCAGGTGACACTTGCCCGCATGGATGAACGGATAGGGAATTGGATTTCGACGCAAGACGCCAAATACACCGATCTCGAAGAAAGAGTGGATCGGATCGAGGCAAAATTGGAGAACCGCAATGCCCCAAAGTAAAAAGCCCGTCTCCCGACTTGACGCGATGGCGCAGCAGAAGGGCTTCCCCAACTACGCCGCGTGGAAGGCGTGGAACGAAAATTATCGCAGCAGAAAAACGAAAACCGGCTCGGCGCCGAAGAAAAATTTCTTGCAGTCTCTGCCGGAAAAAATACCTCTCCATCCGTCGCACCTGTTTAAGAACGTCAACGATAAGGCGGGGCCGGCGCTGAAAAAGGATCGCAAGAAGTGAAAGGCTGGTTTCGTCCTCGTAGCGCATGGCATCTGGTGCCTTACTGGCGGCGGATGCACAAATTCATGTCGACCCAGGCTCTCACGCTCGGCTCGACCATTTTGGCCGTGCAGATCGCCGTAGGTGCGAGCAACAAGACGCTGCTCATAACGCTCGGCCTGACCGTTGTAGCAACTCTGATCGGCGCGCTGATCGAGCAACCGGAAGTCAAAGATGAACAAGCCGATCCATAACCCGAACCTGCCTCCCAAGAGTGCGCTTGTTGCGCTGGTTGGCACGACTGCCGCCATCGCGCTGGCGGTGCTGATCCCGCACGACGAAAGCGGCCGGAAGGTCGAGGCCACCGTGACGCGCGACGGCGCGCTTGTAGTTACGCACGTCAGCGGACTGCAATACAGGAAAGCCTATGCCGATATCGTCGGCGTCTGGACGATCTGCGACGGCGACACGAGGAATGTTCGTCCTGGAATGGTCGAAACCGAAGCGGGCTGCACGGCGCGGCTGGAGCGTCAACTGATCGCACACGCCAAGCCGGTCCTCGAATGTGTGCCCGCCTTGCGCCGTCCGGAAAATCAGAATCGCCTCGTCGCGTCGGTTTCCTTGGCCTACAACATCGGCACCACAGGCTTCTGCAATTCGACTGCGGCGCGCAGGTTCAATGCTGGCGACTGGCGGGGCGGCTGTGACGCTTTCCTGCGTTGGAACAAGGCGGGAGGTCGCGAAGTCCTTGGGCTCACGCTGCGCCGCCAGAGGGAGCGGGCTTTGTGCCTGAAAGCACCATGATGACATTTTTCCGAAGCCTCACCCCCCTTGGCGTCCGCGTAATCATCGGCATCGTCTCGGCGATCGTGATCGCGCTTGCAGCATGGTGGCTGTTTGCGACCTTGGCAGGCGGCAAGACAGCCAAGACTGAAGCGAAACTGAATGAAAATCTCGCCGAAGCTGCGATCGAAAGCGGGCAAGATGCCGTCGAGACAGTCGGGCGCACGATCGAATATGAGCGCCATATCGACTACATCACGAAGGAGAACGAACGTGCATTCCGTCAAGCCCCTGGCGCATCTGCGCAGATCGACCCTAATCTGCACCGCCTTGCTCTTGACCGGCTGTGTCAACGCCCCGCCTATCGTGAGCACCCCGACTGCTTGCAGCCGGCTGCTCCCGAGTGAGTGGAAGGACGGCGTAGCTGGTGCCTCCCTGCCAGCGCAAAGCATCGTCGCTGACTGGATCGCATTTGCCGACGCGCAGACCGGACAACTCGATAAAGCCAATGAGCGCTACCGCGAAGCGGTCGGGATCGTCGAGCGCTGTGAAGCGTCAGCCATCGAAGCAGTCGAAAAGTCCGAGCCTAAATTTCTCGGATTGTTTTAATAATCCCAATCGTTTTCATCATACTGTCCTAGAGTTGCCCAAACGGCCCCGAGGATGAAGCCGATGCAGAACGTGCAAAGTCCGAGTGCAACGTAGATCATAGGAATTTCCTTCCATAATGGGCCAGCAATACAGCTTCAGCCCTTCCATCATCTTTGACTCGAGTCAGGTGCCGCGCGGTCGAGGGGTAAAGCGTGCGGCACTTTTCGCGGCTCGCCCCCTTGTTGCTGTTCAAGAGCCCTAACTTGGCTTTCCAGACGCTAGGCGTGACAAAGTGCGTCGGGCAATTTGTTGTCGCCTGCACCAGCCCATGCACGAAGCCAAGGGTGCGGCCGAAGGTAAACATGGACGTGACGCCTTGCCCTGGACGGGCGGCAATGTCCTCGATCACGACCATGCTAGGCGCCGCGAAATCCAGCGCCACGCACCATTCGCACGCCCATAGGCTCCAAGCCGGCTTGTCCTTGCCTTTGACCTTGATCCGCGGCACGTCGAAGAATTCCGCACTTCCGTCCGGATGCAGGATCGCAAGCGCGCCGGTCTTGCCTGGATCGATGCCAGCGATGATCATTCCGCTCCCTCAATCTTGGCGATGGCGGCGGTGAGGCGGGTGAGAGCGCGTTCGGCGCGGGTGTCCTCCCACTTTGGCTTGCCGTAGCCGTCAGCCCCAACGTCATAGCCATCGTTGAAGCCTTCATCATAGGCTGCTTTGATTGTGTCCCGCGCCTCCCGCATTGCTTCCAGCGCCTCGGCTGTGGCTGTGTGGCGGGTGTTCCATGCGGTGATCAGTGCGGCCTTTGGTTTGTAGGGCCAAACAATCGAAAAGCCGCCAGCACAATCGTGGTGACTGAGCGTAAACAGATAGTGATCGTCTGTCGCCATCTCGCCTAATGCCAACATCTTATTCTGGTGGGCGCGATGAAGGTTCGCCTTGCGCCCGCAGAACGGACACGGCAGCAGTTGCACCTGATCTTGTTCGGTCATTTGCGATACCTCATCATTTTCTCGACTTCTGCCTTAACACGAAACTTCCGCTCGCGCGCCCACGGCTCGATATCTTCCATGACCTGTTTCACCGTCTGCACCAGATCGGGACGGTCATATTCCTCGAACACCAATTCGTCGTGGACCTTGAAAATCGTGTTGAGCCCCGCAGCTTCAGCGCGCTTCATGGCCTCGACCATCAAATCCCGGGCGCTCCCCTGAATGCAGTCGGCCGTGAGCATCCCATGCCACGCCAAGTGCCTGCGAAACTTCTTCCCCTGATAGGACATGAAGGTCCACGCCGGCCGCTCGTCGCCTCCAGGCGTGTAGCTGATCGCCTTGCGCGGCCGGTGATACCAAAGCTTCCGCCCGCTTGGCAGGCGCATCGTAAGGAAGTCGTGTTCCTTGCGGAATTCGATCCCCTGATAGCTGTAGGCTTTCGCCAGATCGCAATAGACGGCGTCAACGCTCGCCTGCCATAGACCATACCAGAATTTAGGCACCATCGGCGCGAATTCCTGCCTGTAGGTGTTGATGGCGAGCATCGCTAGGTCGATGCTGTCCTTCGGTGCAAACCGCGCGCGGAAGCCAACTGGCCCGAGCCCGTATCCGCTGCCGAGCACCGTGGCCTTGCCGATCGCGCCTTCCTTTTGCATCGACGGGTCCTTGCGATTGATCGGCCGCTTGAAGATCATCGAAGCCGTCTCCGAATACACGTCTAGGCCGGCGTGCATCTGCTCGACGCGGTCATGCTGTCCGGCCATCGAAAGCAGGTTGCGCGCTTCGACCGCGGCAAAATCCCCGCCGACAAGCACCTTGCCTTCTTCCGGCACAATGCAGGAGCGCAGCGACGAGATCACCGCCGAGAAAATATCCGGCCCCCACAATTCTTGGATATGTGCAACATTGCGCGTCAAGATCGCATCGGCAAGGATATCGGCAGTGAGCCCCTGTCGATCGCCGATTTCGCCTCTAGGATAATTCTGAATTTGGATGAGTCTGCCTGCATCACGTCCGGTTCTGGCGCCGTGATATTGGGTAGCATATCGCACTCGCCCGTCGCCGCCCGCACATTGCAGCATCCGCTCCAGCTTCGCCACAGAGGACGATGCGAGCGCTCGCCGCAGTGTGAGGACTTCGTGGACATGATACGGGAGAGGTTCGCCGAAATCCTCAATTCCGAATTCGTCATCGGGATCAAGAATTGCATCGAGCGTGGCCTTCTTCATGTCACCAAGGGCGATGCCTTGGTCGTTGACCCAATTCAGCACCTTCTCGCGCTGTGTCGGCTTCAGTCCGGTCAATTCGCGGAAGCGCTCGACCATCGGCACGCGCACCTGATCGAGCACGTCGATACAGGCGTTCACAAATTCAATGTCGATCTTGATCCCGCGCTGATTGATCCGCTGATCCAGCACCCAGGCGTGCCGCTCCGAGGCTCCGAGCCCCTTCGTGGCGACATAGACGCCATATTGCGCGTTCGCGTCGTCCCCGCAGTAATCGTAGAGCCGTTGCAGGTTGAAGTCGTTGTGCTGCGACCAGCCGCCGATCCGATCGGGCTTGCACATGACCAGCATGTGCCGGTGCCCGTCCATATCCTTCTTCACTGGCAATTCCAGCGCCGTCACGAGCGCGTCGAGGCCAAGGGGTAGCGCCTTCATGCCCGCAACCGCCATCGTATCGTGCCAGCGCTCAGGCGGCAATTCAGGATAACCCATCGGCACCATATGAAAGCGCCACATCGCTTGCTCGAAGCCGGCGTTATGGGCGACGAAGATCACCGTCGAATCGTTCGCCAACTGCATCAATTCGGGATCGAGCGCGTGCATCTGCTTTTCGGTGAGGACGCGCGTGGGCCGCGGCGCATTGTCGACCACGACCTTGAGCGAAAGACACAGCGGAAAAGTGGTCATGTCGGCAGCGTATTTCCACGCGCCAATCTTCACCAGGTCCGCACGGCTGGCAGTTTCAAAGTCGGCGACGACGTATTTCATTCACCGCCACCAGTTTCGAGATTATTGTTGGACAGGCCAGCCGTCTGCATCAGATGATGAAGCTGCGACCGTCGTTCATTTGTCATGCGCTCAAAGCTGTGAGCTTGCGCAATCACTGTCCGGTTTTCAGTGTCGTATTTCTCAAGCGCAATCGACACAGCAAGAGCCACAATTTCGTGAGCAATTTTCTCGTCGATCGTCCTTGCTGACAATCGTAATCGTGCCTGCCGTCTTAGCGAGGAAACCGCCATATCCTGAATATATCTCTGCAATCGCTGACGATAGGGGTCCCGATCAAACATCACAATTCTCCCGCTCAAAAAGGTGGCAGACTTCTCGCATCCGGTCTGCCAGCGGACTTCCAACGCTCTAGGCGCTCGCGATCACCAAGCCGGAGCTTCTGCTTCGGTGGTGCTTTCGGCAGTCGGTGCATTGGCAAGCGGATCATAATCCGAGTAGCCAGCGAAGCCGCCGAAAACCTGGCTGTTGTCGGGACCGCCGCCGCCAGCAATGCGCTCGCCCTTCCGGATGAAAAGGCAATTCTGGAGATAGGCGGTCACGCCATCCTTGGCGTCCAGCGTCTTGCGACGGAACGCCTTGAGAGCGATCGCGGGCACGACGTAGGCGCCAGGATAGAACAGATCCTTGCCAGCCTGCGCGCGTGCGTGTTCCTCGTCGGGAATGTCGACGATCTTGCCCGCTTCCAGCTTCGCCAATTCGACCGCATACTGCGACGAGGCCGTGAGGATGCCGGCATAGGGGCGATAGAGTTCGGCGCGCTTCTCGGCCTTTTCCTTGATCTTGAACACTTCGTCAGGGCTCTTGCCCTGCGCATCCAGATCGGCCTTCTGGATCGCACGATTAGCAGCGGTCGTGCCGCTCATGCAGGCCAGATAATAGTCGTTCGGATTGCCGGAGAAGCTGCCCATTTCGGCGGTGATGCCGCTGACCATGCTTTGCACGATCGCGTCGAAATCTTCCTTCTCGATCCCGAACGTGCCGGAAAACTTCGGCGTGGCATTCATGACGCCGCGCGGTGCCGACTTCGCCGTAACAGACGAGTAGAGCAGACGGGCGGGCTTGACGAGTGTGTAGCGGTGAGTTTCAGCCATGTCGGTTACTTCCTTGTGTCCCTTCGTTGAGAGTGATCCGGAGCGGCGGGGACGGAGCCGTTTCCGAAAATGCAGACTGCCGACGAATTGCCCGACAGCCATGTTAGAGTATGATCCCACGGATCAAAACCCCTGATCTTCGTAAGACTGCGCATGCTGTTCGAACACGGTCGCATTGCCGCGGGGCTTGGCTTCCGGCCGCGGATCGGAGAGCGGCGCGACGGACAGGCCAGCGCTCTCAGGTTTGTAGCCGTATTCGAGCGCCATTGCCTTGCCAAGCGTGGACAGTTTTTCCACCTGCGCAGGGCTCCGGATCTTCTTCGGCTCATACGCCTTTTCCCCGAACGCCTGAAGCAGCGCATCGGCTGCACCAGGCTTCCAGACGCGCGTTGCCCGCTTCTCGACCAGCTTCGCGCTGGTGATGCACCCAGGCCGCGCCACAAGCCGCGCATGGACTGTGCTTTCCAGCGCGTTCATGAAGCGGCGCGCTTGCTCACGCATCGAATAATAGCGGTCAAGTTCCTGATCTGGCAGCATGGCGATAAATTCCTCATCTGCGGCAGCATATTCCTCAAAGGCGCGCTGCATCTTGGGGCAGTCCAAAAGGACAGGGCAAAACTGGCAATGATCACCAGTTACGAAATCGTCGCTGATGGCCTCGCGCTCAATCATAAGAGCGTGCATCGACGGCAGGAGCACGTCATGCCCCCAATCAATGACGAAGCCTAGCGTCGTCTCCCAAACGTCGGGAGCCTCAAACACGCCATAGAAATTCGGCTGGACGATGCCGAGCCTGACAGGCAGATCGCGCGGACCGCCGCGCAGCCTGTGGTCGGACATGATCATGAGGAAGGCGTAATAGAGAAGCTGCTTGTTGCCGGCCGACGAAACGCCGATGCCTTCGCCGTTCTTGTAGTCGCGCAGATCGAGGCCATCGGCCAGTGACCAGAAACCAAAGTCGACCGTGCCGCGCAGCAACGGGTGCAGATCAGGCAGGTGAATGGTTTCTTCAATCAGCAGGTTCCCGCGCTCTTGACGCCGGTCCAGAATGCCCATGCATTCGTTGAAATACACCTGCAAGGCGTCGAGGTCGATGCCATCCGGCCAGCCGACGAGATAGCCGCCATATTCCTCACCGAGCAATTCGAAAGGCTCGATCGCTTCGGAGACGGCAACGGCGCAAGCTTCGTGCGCAGCGGTGCCAAACTTGGCATATTCGCTTTCGACGTTCTCGAAGGTGCCTGTCTCAAGCTGATGGCGGTGCAGCAGGAAGGATCCTATGCAAGCCAAGAAGCGGTGAGCGCCTGAGCCGCCGAGCGGTGAATGCTCTAGGTGGATCATGGCTTAGGTTCCACAATCAACTGCACCCGCCATTTATCAGGTTCGGCAATAGCTTCTTTCAACTTTTCGATAATGGATGCGGTTTCTTCTTGACGATTTTTCGATGATGCTCCGAACATAACCTGACGATTATGCTCTTTCTCCAATGCATGGAGAAAGTCTGTGCGGAGAGTATGCATATCAAATTCCTTAGCTACATCGTGGTTTCATCGTGGTTGGCAGACTTTACACGGTCTGCCAGCGTGGAATTCGCAGAGGGGGTCAGCCTGCGAATTCAATTCCTGCCGCAGCTTCGATAGCCGCGACGAATTCAGCGCGCTTGTCGGCCGGCACGTTACGGCTGTGAGCCACTTCGCCTTCCGGCACGAAACGCGCGATCTGTTCCTTGACGGGAGTCGGATCACCCAGCTTCACCGCAGCCTGATTGCACAGTGCGCCAAGATCAGCGTCCGTCCATTCGCGGGCCGGCAAGACGACTTCAGCCTTCGCGGCATCGACCTTGGCAGCAGCCGCAGCGAAAGCAGCGAATTCATCTTCTTCATCGACCGGCGATGCAGCAGCAGATGCAGGTTCCGCGATCGGCGAAGAACCAGCCGGTTCCGTCGCACCAACGGCAGTCTCGCTGGCCTGGGAAGTGGTCAAAGTCGACGAAGGTGTTTCGGCGCCCTTCTTCATCCGCCAAGTGCCATCCTTCTTCTTGGTGCCGGTGTGCAGCGCCGTGTCGAAAGGGACACCATTCGCATCGGTTTCGATATCCTCGCTTTCAGTCGCAAGCAGAGTCTCCATGACCTGCTTGGCTTCGGCAACCGCTTCAGCCGGCACAGCCACAACGGCGGGAAGGCTGCGGTGATCGACGGTAATATCGTAGGTCCGCGTTTCGACGCCAGCAAGCAACGCGCAAACGGCAGTGAATTTCTCGACGGGGATCGGCATATTGACGAATTCAGACATGTTATTTTCCTTCTCAAAGGTCTGTGCGAGCGAACTCGCCATGATATTTCAAAGCAGCTTCGTTATAAGCATCCGCGGCTTCTAGAGCGGTGTTGAAGCTGCCGAGAAATTTGTTTTTACCGTCGACGGATATCAATGCTTGCCACCGTTTGCGGTGCTTGTGGTAAGAGACACCTTTATGTCCAGAAGTGTTGCTGCTCGTCCGATTTCGGTTAAGTTGGTTTTCAGAAAAATTGGCAAGCCTCAAATTTTTGATGCGATTATCACTCTTATTACCGTTGATATGGTCGATTAACCCATCGGGCCAAGAGCCATAATGCAGAAACCAAGCAACACGATGTGCAAGGTGATGCTTCTTCTGGAATTGGACATAGATATATCCGCGCCCGTCGGAACTGCCTGCTTCCCTCCAGAGTTTTCCAGTTTCAGGATCATAGCGCATTTCTCGATTCTCGGGCATCTAGCACCTTATGTATCGTGTTGAGTTTTTCTAATGCTCGAACCAATATCTTTTCAGAAATAGATCCAGGAGCCACAAAAATTTCGGCGGTCACCATATTCTCTTGACCAAATCTGTCTAGGCGAGAAACAGCTTGTTCGTTCTGTGCGGGCACCCAATCGGGCTCTGCGAGATAGCATCGAGAAGCAGCCTTTTGTAACCCGTCTAAACCTGTGCCTGCCGCCTGAATATTGCCGATGAATACCCTAGTGTTAGCTGAGTTTATAAAGTTGTCAACGGCGAAATGCCTCGCGTTCGCTGATTTCCGTCCGTCAACGCGCACGGTGCCAAAGCGGGACAATTCATTTTCGAAAATATCCAGCACGTCCAGATGCCAGCCGAAAATTACTAATTTCTCGTCGCTTCCTTCGAGAAAATCCTTGGCGTATTCGGCGATCTGCGGCGCGAGAGCAATTCCCATAAGCCGCCGAGCCTCGGCAATATGCCCGAGAATTTCAAAATCCTTGGTGGTCTGGATTTCGTCAATGGAAATTCCTAGCAGCCCCTCGACCGCAAGCGCACCTTGCACTGCTCCATTTTCCTCGCAACGCACGACTGTATAGCGCGGCGGCTTCATGAACGTGAGCACGTCCTTTTTCTCGTGCCGAGCCATGACATTGACGCGCAGGCGATTTTGCAATTCGGATTCCAGCGAAGTGCTTTCCAGCTTGAACCGCTTGCCCTCGATCGTTTTCATGTCGGCCTGCCGGTTGTAGCGCTCCTTGAATTTTTCTTCGCTCATGAAGTCGATGGCTTCCCAATCGAAAAACCGGAAAAGCACATAAGCTTCGCTCGGCCGATTGAGCAAGAGCGTGCCGGTCAAAGCCAAATGCTCGCGGCAGTAGTGAGCAATCGCCTTCATCTTGTGCTCGCCGTGGTGATAGTCGCCGCGGTTGTTGCCGATGATCGCGCGCGTCGTGAGCGCGTTGATGTTCTTCATCTTGTGCGCTTCGTCGCAAATCAGCACGTCCCATTGGTATTTCGAGATCGCCCGCATGATCGCCGGATTGCGAGCAGCGTCGTAGCTGATAATCTGGTAATGTGCCGTCGGGTGAATGCCATCCTTCACCTTCAGCATGGTCGATACCTTCACCAGCGGGATCGTCGACCATTCCTTGATACGCTCTGCCCATTGCAACCGCACCGATGCTGGAACGATCACAAGCACGCGCTGCGCTTCGCGCTCGTTGCAATAGGCGATGCTCGTAGGCGTCTTGCCAAGTCCAGGCTGATCCCCATTGATGCCGCCGCCGCGCTCTAGCAGGTAATCGAGCGTGGCCTTCTGGTAATCCCACAACTCACGGCCTGGGGGCAGCTTCGACGTGCCCTTGCCATCGAGCGCGCGGGACTTCTCGATCTGCTTGCGATATGCGCCGAGCGTCGGCAGGCTTTCGTCGGCTATGTCTGCCAGCGAATAGGGATTAGGGCTCCAAAGCACCGCAGCTTCGCGGCTGCTCGCGCTCGTCGAGAAGATCATCCCGCGGTAGGCCATCAGGCCGGCGATATCCTTTTTCTGCGCCGACGGCACCCGCAAGATGAAATTGCCGTTGTTCTCCGAGACTTCCATTAGAGGTCAAACTCCAATGCCGCATTCATGTAAGGCAACGGGCCGATCCAGCCTGCGACGGTGCCTGCGACAGGTTCCTTGATGTTGGACAGCCAGCCGGTCCCGCCAGCGAGCCAAAAGCGGACGACTGTAGGCGTCTCGACGCCGTGCATATAGCAGACGTAGTGCCCTGTCTCGTGCGGGTTGCCTGTCTGGATGATCACAGATCAAACTCCTGCACTTTGCTTTCGCCTGCGGGCTTGGGCAATGCTTCACCGAGACGCACGGCCGCGCGCATCTGATCATCCAGGCGCGTGATGATCGCCTCGTAGGCTTCGGTGCCCCACTCGACCAGCATCAATTCGATCTGCTCGATCGACCAGCCGCCGAATTGCGCCGCCGCGATGATCTTGGCCTTGTCCAGTTGCTCAGGCGTGTAGCGCCGGTGCCCGCCGCTCGACCGTTCGACCGCGCCGAAAAGCCCCTTATCTTCCCAAAACCGGATGCCCCGCGCAGTCGTGCAACCGGCGCGCATCATTTCTTCAACGGTGTGCATGAAATTCCCTTTCGACTTCTTCGAGCGTTGCAGCGCTCCAGTGATGAATGCGCTCGACAATGAAATATCTCTCGTAAGGTCCAACCCATCTTAGGCGCGGCAGACCTGCATAATCCAGTTCGAATTCGATCCGCTTCGCCGACTTCGGCACTTCAGGCCATCGCGTCGTATGCCCTACGGCAATCGCCAGCGCCGGCCACAAGGGTGCCAATTCGTCGGCAGTATAGAACGGCCGCACCTGCCAATGCGGAAGCCACGACAGGGCCGCAGCGGCGTTGGGATCGCGCGGATTGTTCTCGGCCCACATAGCAATGTCAGCCTTCCAACCTGCAATCACTCCAGGCCGGTTGCCTGTTGCGCGCATGGCTTTGACGATCGCCCACGTCTCGCCCTTCCAGAATTCCCGTCCGCTCATGCTCGTGCCTCACATGAAAGCTGCGCGCTCATAGGTCGTATTCTGTGACATTGACCGATCGTGCCATGCTGATCAGCACGTCCTGAAATTCTTTCGGTGTGTGAATTCGCGGGCTGCTATCCACTCCACCGCCCTTGCTGCAAACTTCACCCAGCTTCTTGGCGCGCTTCAAGCCGATGCGCGCAATCAGTTCAGGGTCGGGCTCCCATGAACGCTTGCCCCAACGCAATTCAGGCAGATCGCAGCGATAGGCGAGTAGCATAGTAGGCTTGCGAGCATAGTGGCCGTATTGCCCTTGCTCGACACAGCACGTCCAGCCGCCTAGATCATCGGCCTTAATCCAGCCGCCTTCGCGCGGAGGCACAGACAACCCAAAATGCGGCCACGCATGGCTTTGCCAAGGATGCTCCAGAACACCTCCCCACAACCTTACACTTTCGAGCGCGCCCTTAAAGCATCCGCCGTCGTCGCCCTTCACTTTACGCAAGCCCGTCTTGGCGACTACCCCGGGTGAACCAAACCACATTTTACCCCACCGCTGGCAAGGCGGATGCGCAACCACAGGCCAAGGGCCGCGATACTTGAGAGCGTCACGAGGCTCGTCCCAAGGATCAACACCTTCCAAGCCAAAATAGGCGCCGCCTGTGCGGACATAAAGCGCAGCAATCATAGATCATACTCCCGCTTCGGAATTGCCCACTTGCCTGCGCTCGGCCGAAGGAATGTCAGCGCTTCATTCTTTGCCAACTGCTTGCGCACCTGATCCCGATCAACACCGGTTGCGCCCGAAATCTCCTGCGCCAGCACGCTTTCGCTTGTCTCGCCGCCAAGGCTCTCCAACACCTTCAGGACTTCTTCAACGCTCGCCCATGCAAACCGGCTAGATTGCAGCTTGCTCGGAGACATATCGGCGAGCGCGGCCGTCCTCTCCAGCACGATTGACGAGCCCACTTCCTTGACTGCAAAATAGCTGACTTCTTCCGATACGTCAGCATCCTTTTGCTTGCGCACTCGCAATTCTGTCCCGCCCTGCTTCAGCTTCACCGATAGGACTGCATCCATGTTGCTGTAGAAGGCGCTGGAGCCGCGGGCGCCCTTTGATTGATCCTTGCCAGTGTGATGCACGGCGAGCACAAAGCACTCATAATAGCGGGCAAGCTGCTCCATGAAACTCGTGATCATGGTCGCATCCTTGGCGCTGTTTTCATCCATGCCGGTAATCAGGCGCGTGAGCGTATCAATCACAATCAGGCTAGGCTTGGCCTTCAACTCGGCGAGGTCCGCTTTCACATTCTCCCAGCCATCGGAGTCGCTGTACAAGGGCACCCGATCCTTGATCATGAACCTGTGACCATCGCGCGCTTCGATCCCCTGCCACTCCATCCAGGCCGGCCAACGCTTTTTCGCGGTCGCAACCGGACCTTCGCCGGCAAAGAACAGCACATCATTCTTGACGGGCGGCGCGCTCCATTGTCCGGGAATACCGAAAGCCAATGACAGCGACATATCAAGCGCGAGGAATGACTTGTAGCTGCCGCTCTCCCCGTAAATCATCCCGATCCCTTGCGCTGGTAGCATGTTAGGAATCAACCAGACAGGATCATTCACATTGTCCGCGTAGTCGTGCAGGAATTTGATCTTGTCGCGGGCGCGGTCGACAGGCGCAGCCGGTTCGAATTCCTGCCCGACAAACGAGGCGAAAGCATCTTCGTTCGCCTGAAATCCCTTCACCCCGCCTTCTGTGTCCTCTCCATAGCTGGCGGCGTTGCGGATGATCTGTTCCAACTCCCAATCATCCCACGGCGGCGAGCAATGGGGATTCCAGTGCTGCCAAAGAAGATCAAAGCAGGTTCCGGCCGAAATGGCTTTGTCAAGTATCGAAGCCGCGACTTGAAAGGCGGTGTTATTGCCGCCGCGCCCTTCAACCGACACGCGCCCGCTAGTCACATAGCCTTTCAGCAAATCCGTGGCCCATTGGACGTTGCGCGGCTGATCTGCATCGGGGTTTTTGTTAAGCCCTAGGGTATCCGTTTTCTTGCGCTCAGGCACAATCGCCGCGACAGCTTGAGGCAAGGGCAGGATCGCGCCGCCAGGCAGCGCGCTATAGGTTCCGGCCGACGTTCGGGACCCAGGCAACAAGACATAGCCGCCCGATACAATCTTGCCATCGCGCCGGATCCCGCCGCGCGTATCGATGCCATCTGCAATGCGGCTGGCAGTGCTCGGCCCTTCACCCTTGAAATAGACATGCAAGCCGCCCCGCGGCGTCCGCACCTGAAAGGCTTTGCCGACAGCATCACGGATCGCGCCATCTCGCTCCAGCAGCTTGTGCCACCAGTCGAGGCCGTTCGGATCCACATCGATTACAAACAGGCCGCTAGGTCCGGTCGCAACAGCCCAATTGAATTCAGGATTAACGCGCCGCCATTCGGCAAGTTGTGCCGGATCATCGGTTGCGATATGCCAGCCCTCACGCGTGGCGGGCTCCTTGCCACCTACAACGCAGGGAAAAAGCTTGCAGCCTCTCAAAATGTCCGGTAAATCTTGCACCGCTGTCCCTGTCCCGATAGCGTTACCGCCAGGATAGAGCCGGAAGCCCGCCAAGGTTTCCGGCTCTTTTCTTTTGCTTAGTCAATCAACCGCTTCCGATCGCTTCAGCGTGAGCCCTCAGACATACCCCAAGGGCAAGCATTCTGGCAAGGTCACAAATCGTAATCAAGCCAGCGGGGCGAATCCAGCATCGCTTCTAGCCGATCCTTGGCGTCAACAGGCTCCGTGCCGTTCGGCCAGGTCATGCCATCCGATGCGGCGTGGATCATCATTTCGATTTCATCGAGCAAATCGAGCCGATCAACAATATGCTCAACTTGGCGCCAGCGGTCGAGGCGCACAACCTCTTTCAGCTTGCTAGGCAAATGCCGATCAAGCGCATTAAAGGTGTCGTCAACCGTGGCTGAAGCTAGTTGCAGATCCTCTTGGTCGTCTAACAGATCGATCAATTCAGGGATGAATTCGCAATCGCTGACAAGCCTTTGGGCTTCAAGCCACTCTCTCGCGTTTAGGTGTTTGTGCATCAGCTTACGTCCTTTTCATCATATTCGCCGCAGCGCGTGCAAACAAGCCCGATGCAGCCGCCGCTAGAAGTGCCGTCGCGCTGCCAATCATGGGCGCAAGGCTCTTGCTCCATTACAGGGGCGCCGCCGTCGAATGGGTGAAACCACTTCGAGCCGTCCGACATTGTCAGACGTTCGCCGCCCGTCACCGTTTCGCTTTTGGAGATCATGGCACCACCTCCAGGCCGCTTTCAGCTACGGGGCACCAGTAGCAATCAAAGTCGAGATAAATGTGCCTTCCATATTTGAAAAGCAGACCGTCGCCTTTGCAAAAGCCGATGATCTTATGAGGCCCGAAGGTCACTCCATAATTGTTGGTATAGAGCACCTTTTGCCCCAGCTTGACCTTGCAGTTAGGGGCGACAGGTTCCTTGCCGATCGCGGCAATCACCTGTTTTAGCGTTCGAATGCTCATGCCGCCGCGCTCCCTTCTTCGCGCTTGAACCACTCCAGCCGCGGACCATCAGGCAAGGCCGCGATCTTCTCGGCTGTGATCCAGGTTTCGCGGTTCGACATATCGACAGAGGCGCCGTAATAGCGCGCCTCCCCGAGATCAAAGTCGATCCTGACAAATTGGCTTGTGATAGTGCCGGCCGTATATTCGCACATAAAAAAGCCAAGGGCGCCGACGCGATGCATAGGCGGCAGACAATTTAACATTTGATAATAAAAATCTTCCGTGATTTCCTGCAAGCGGAATTCATCGAGATAGGCTTGCATTGCGCGCTTGTCGAATTCCTCCCACGTCTCGACAACGTAGGGTTTGCCGCGCTCCAGCATCAGCTTGTCGGCCGCTTGCTCGGCGAGATCGCGAGTCTTGTAGTAATTCCACATTGATTGCGCGCCAGGTTCGCAAACCACGAATTGCACATCAGAAATTGAAAGCGTCATTTTGAATTCCTCTCAATTATCTAGGGATACGTAGTATCTCCAGGCGCCGCCGCGCGATTGTTTCCTGAACAGTTTCGAATTGGCAAAACCGCCTAGGTTATACCATTCGACTTTTGTTATCCTCTTTTTTCGTTCGCGTTGCATGATCAAGCCTCCTTAATAAACCTATGCGGCCGCTCAGGGTGCCAAGTGACACGCTCGCGCGCCGTGTGGGGGTTTGAGATATCCTTGCAGGATCCCGCGCACGGTTCGGCCCACACAGTCCCGCTATGGTTCGTTGTGATGGTCTTTTGTGTGCCGCAGCCCTTACAGGCATAGACGCGCGCCGCGACTTTCGGAGTCCAGTCGGGCAAGTCTGCGTTGTGATGCATTAGAAATCCCTTCCCTGAATTTCCGGACCGTTGCCACCTGACTGCCAGGGGATATTGCGGAAAGTAAACAGGTGATTTCCTGCGGCATCTTCAGCCCGATAAACAGGCACGCAATGCACTTGATATCGGCCTAGCCGGTCAAAGCGCACAAGCCGGAATTGATGAATTCGCCCGATCGCCAATTTTTGCCAGCGCAACTGCTTTTCGTAGCGCTTCGACCGCAACAGGGCCAAGCCGGTTTCCCGCAATTCCCCGCGCACAATCGGGCGCACGTCGTCTAGCGCGTCCTCAATAAGCCCGAGACCGTCAATCCCGACAGCGCAAGCCGTTCGGCCGTTGCCCCAACCTTGATATTTCCGTTCGCTGGCATTTATCAGCTTGCGCAAACCAATCACGTTTGTGCGCTCAACTACGCCCGCGCGGATCGCGTCCAGGTGCTTTTGTGCTGTCTTATTCATGCCAGCACCTGTTGTGCTTCTAGCATCAGGACCGCGGCGCCGAGAATGTCGGCCGGCTGCAATTCCATACGGGACAGATCTCCCGCGCAGATCATGGCTTTAGACGTATCAGAAGCCAAGACGAAAGCAGCATAAGCTTGCTCTCGCACAGTGGTGAAGTGTCCAGGTTTCATTGCGCAAAGGCGCTTCCAATGCGGCTGCGAATTCTCGCACCAGTTTAGAATGTGTTCGGCATTTGTCATTTTTCGCTCCATCAAAAGCAGGTTACAGGGAATCGTAGAAGGTTTGGTTTTCTCGCGTTTCGCCAGTCACGTCCACACGTTCGGCATAATACCCGTGCGCGATATAGTTTCGGGCTAGGCGTTGGCTTGCATGATCGCTGAAAATCATCCCATTGTGTGCAAGCGTCGGCTCTTGTCCGGTTTTCCACTTGCGGACTACATAACGATTTTTATTCATTTTGCTTTGCTCCATCAAAAGCAGGTTAAGATTCTAGGGACCGACGCGTGAAATTCATCACGAGATCATAGCGGCGCCAAGCTTCCTTGACGTGGATTCCTTGCGCGAGATGCCGAGAAAAGCGGCGCGATGCCGCGCGGTGGACCTTATGCCAGCGATGCCAATCAAAAGGCATGGCCTCATCCCTCCCCGCAAAAAGAGGCAAGAGCCTTTGCCGTATAAGGTCCGGTAAAACCGGCGCCGTGGATTGCATTCATCCAGCAATCGCCTTCCAGCTTCAGCTTGCCAGCGCAAGCCTTGCGCGCAGCATCAGCACCCATTGCAAGGCCGCGCTCGCTTACAGTATCGCCGCGGCGCGCCCATTCATAAGTTGCCTTCATGCCTTCAACATAAAGGGAAACAATCTTGTCAGTCTGGTTTGTCATTTTTCGCTCCATCAAAAGCAGGTTAAACTAAAGCTTACCTAGCGTCACAAATTCCATGACGCAAGAGGAAAATTCGGGCGGGCATACAAGGAAAATTTTCTCCCTGATCGCGCGTCATAATGCCACCAGCCGGAAAATTCTGGCGCCTTCCTGCACCGCATTAGAGCGCGCGGAATTCTTGGCACGTCAAAATGCCTTGCCTTTGCTGGCACGCCTAGCAACAGTCTAGCTGCAATCCAGGCATGGCTAACAGCCTCTCCGGACTCCGGCAATGCGCCTTTAATCCAGCCGACAAGCGCGCTAACGGCTTCAGGATCGCCGCGCGCGGCATCACTTAACAAAGCGACAATCTCCCTAGGCGCGGCACCTGCTTTGGCGTCTCCGATTGCCTCTAGCTGATCCTGTACCTTGCCAGCATGGCGCCCTAATTCCAGTAGCGCACTAGGGCTCTCAACTAGGCTCACAAGATGCATTGCAGTTAGCGGTTGCCCTTTGATCATCATTTGCCTGATCGCGGCCGCTATCTCGGATCCTGAATCATCCAGGCGCAAGACTCCCCGCGCGTGCATCGCTTTCGCCTTTCTTGCGCTGATCCTGAATTCGTCACAAAATTCTGCTAGATTCATGCCGCGACTCCTTCATAATCATGCCAGATTGCCCGCAAGGCGTCGGCATAGGACAGGCAAGGCGCGCGCTCGGTTAGCGCTTCCAATTCGTCACGGAATTGTGATGCATCATCGCCTTGAAAAAAGACAGATTGCCCGCTAGGCTTGTGCGCCAGATCATAGGCTAAGCCGTTGACCCATGACGTGACAACAAATTCTGGCGTGTTATGGATGACTCGAGATTGCATCAGCTTTCCCCTTTGATCGCGCGGAAATTAGCATACACGCCGGCGCCAGGACCTTGCCAAGCATAAAGCTTCCCGCCAATTCGAGCGCGTCCATAGCGTTGACGATCGCCAGACATAGATCGCCGCTGGCCGACAGTATTCACCCAGGCGCGCCCCAAAATGTCGCCAGTCCATACAATCACGGCAAGATTAGCGCCGGCATTATCGGCCGCGCCGCTTTCGAGATAAGCGCTAAATTTTTCTGGCAGATCGCGCAGAATCTCGAATTGTTCAATCCTTCCGCGCATTGCGTTATCACAAGCGGCATAATCAGGGTGCAAGGCGTCCTCTTTGGATATCACAATCCAGCCATTTTTCTGGCGGAATTTTTCCGCATAGGCCATAGCTTTATCGAATATCGCGCGCTCGCGCTGATAATCATTTTCGCTGTAAGACATTTTTCAATTCTCCGTTTCAACATAAAGGCGAAAGACAGGATAAAAATCGTCGCCGATATCATCATCAGATTCAGGCCAATCAATCCAACCCAAAACGCGCGCAACTGTATCGGAGTCGTACCAGGCAATAACCGCTTCGCGCGCGGCGTCATAATCAAACCCGTCGAATCGATCGCACGTTTGAATATCATCGACAAATTGCTGCAAAATATCATCAGGCGTTGAATCCTTACTGGGATATGCCAGCAATATGAATTCGGATTGATCGCGTAAGCGCTCCATACCCTCGGCGCTATCATCAAATGTGGTTACTGTATAAGACATTTTTCAAATTCCTCTCAAAAGTGGACAAGGCGAACAAGGACTTGTTTGCCTTGTTTAGGCTAAGTGGACAAGGCGAACAAGGCTTTTTATTTACGCGCGTGCGCGATAGATAGCCGACGCCTTGTGATCGCTTCGCGTCCAGCGCTTGCAGCTTCGCTGCGCGCTTCCCGCTGCGCTCTATATGGACACAGAAAAAATTTTAAGCAGGTCTAAATCTCCAAAATTACAAAACAGACAAGCCGGAATTTTCCCGTTCTCTTGGCATTAGGGAATTCACCTGCGCCCTAATCTCCTAACCCGAACCTTTTCACCATTTGCCTGCAAGAATTTGACACGCTCGCGAACCTTGTCAGCATCCGAGAATTCACCGGCAAATTGCCAATAGCGCTCAGCTTCCACATAATAGGACACGCTCCAACGATTATCCATAATCAATTCCCTTCCCTATCCTGATATCTGCCAGGCAACTGATAGCGATATTGGCGCCTCAAAATTTCCTGATCCCGCAAATGTCGCCAAGCCGTCAATTCATCGAATCCGAATTGCTCCATAGCTTCGCGGATTTTGTCGGGACTGATCATGATCAATCCCTGTCAAAAAGATAAGCCGAGCGATAAAGCGCTTGGATTTTGCAAAGTCTGCGATAGCGCTTTTCCATATATTCAGGACAGCGCTTAAGCGCATAAGTTAAATCGCGAGTCCATGGCGCCCGCGCTGATCCGTCAAATTCCAGAATTTGCATTGCTAAATCCGATAGCCGGTCATGTATAATGTCGACGCGATAAATATGGGTTTTGCGATGATTGACGCTAATGCGCATGTTGAATTCCTTTTCCGTTGTGATTAGCGCGGCCACTTAATCCCGTAGCTAGTCTGCGGCGATCCGTTGCGCCAGATTGTGCTTTCTGCAAATATCGCGGCCATTGGAAGCCCGTGACGTTCGCAGAATTTTTCCGCATCTGAATAAGTCATGCTGAATTCCTTTTCCGTTGTGATGATTCGTTGTCGCATTAAGACCTTACCAAAAGCTTAATTCGGCGCAAGGCAATTATCGCCTTGTTCGGATTATGTGACGCAAAGGCACATATTATAAAGCATTGCAATGCTGCCAGACGCCAAGGGCTAGTAATTATCACAAAAAGGGGACCCGCCAAGCCGGAAAGCTAGAGAGGGGGGATACCTTCGAGCGCCGGCCAGTCTGGCCAGGTCTAGGCGCTATACACGACACACCGGATTTTTTTACTTACCTACCCTTACGTCATATACACTTTCCCGCT